ATATGCGGGGATAGCCGCTGTTGCTCCTAGATGGCCCGCCGCTGCAAAGCCGGCGCCGCCAGCAATAACGGGGCCTAAGCCACTGCCCGCCAGCCTGAAAAAATCAGTAACCACGCCTGTTTGTGCTGCTTTTCTTAATGCTTTAACTTCTTTTACCGAGTAGCCTTTGATTCGGTCTGGGTTTCTTAAAAGCTGTCTAAAGCCTGTTTTCAATGCCGTTGTGGGCTGCTCAAAATACTGTGCGTTATCAATAATGCGCTCAACATCCCTTAATTTTAAAGAAGAAGACCATAGCTTTCGCGCGTCTTTCAGGGCATCAAAGCCCTCTCTACCACCGACAAGCATTGTTTCGTCTGCGCTATCAATAAGGCCTCGAAGCTTTGATTGCATATCAAGAAACTTCTTGCCATCAGCATTCAGCTTCCCAAATTTATCCATTGTTCCATAAGCCAAATTACCAAGAGCCTCGTCAACCTCTTTAGCGGCTTGAAGCGTCAATGGCTGGCCTTTTAGCCCGGGGATCTCATCCATTATTTTAGACACAGGGCTTTCGCCTTTAAAGACTTTACCAGCGCTTGTTTGCGGCTGAACCTTCAAAACATCATCAAAGAATTTATCAGCTAAATCAGGACGTAATGCCCCGCCTTTTTGGTCTGCAAGTTGAAACAACTCACCACCCTTTTTGCGAAGCTGCTCCGATGAGGGCAAAACCTCTTTATAAATAGCTTTGTTTACTAATTTTTGAGAGGCTTCTTTGGCGGGCTTCGCCACAGTGGAATTGACAACACTCGCAGTTTTTGCTGGCTGTGCCGCTGCCAAGATACCCCCAAGATTAGCCGTGGCGTCGATGTTTCGAGCAGCACGGGGGTGCTTTTCCGAAAAATCTCCATACTTCGCAGCGGCATGTAACGCCATGTCACCCACAGGAGAATTGATAATATAACTACCCACATTTTTTGCCGCCCCCTTTATAGGGTCTTCTATAGCATCAGGAGTGATTGCACTCAAGCCCTGGCCGCCCTCTGAAATCAAATTTCCAGCGAGGTCATTCATAATGCCGCCGCCAACTTTACCCGCTTCTTGAAAGGCACTTTCAATCATGCCTTGTTCGCCACGAGATCGCGCGGCACGGATATCATCTCTCATGCCTGTACGTTTTTCAATGTCGAACTTAAGCCGCTCAAAGAACTGATTCCCTTTGTTGCTGGAAGGCGAGCCTTGTTCCGCTGGTTCGTTTTGATAAGACTTTTGAGACTTATCTTGAGATTGTTCTATTAATTTTCTTTTCCGCGCCGTGGCGATTGCTATGGCTTTTTGTTGCTCTGGTGTCATTCGAATAAAGCCCTTTCTTCTGGCGTCATGTATTCCAGCAAATCGCCAAAATCACCGCCTGCCGCTCCTTGTTCCTGTTTTGGAGTGCCGCCAAACAACACATAAAGATTGTCAAGCTGGTTTTTGTTGGCTTGATAAATGCCTGTTGGCGATCCGAAGCTGTCTAAAATAGATTTTCTCTCACCTTCGGAATCAAGTGACTTTGCGCCAAGCCCTGCTGCTGTCGCATAATATGGTAAGAGCGTGGCCTGAAGGCTTCTGTATTCTTCCGCAAGAGCCTGTGTTTGCGGGTCGCTAATCTTGCGGACGCCTTGGCCTAGTCCAGTTGTCATCATGGCAGAGTCTGCTCTCTGCAAAAAGCTTTGGCTATCCGACACCAAGCCACCTCTTTTTTGCAGCTCGTCATTTAATTGCCCCATGCGATCCAAAATATTTTGAACCTTTTGTTGTCCTTGGTCTGTTTTAAGCTCGGTATTGGCGAATTGAATCTGATTATCAAACTGCGCCATTTTCATTTTATTCGCTAAATCAATGTTTCCTTTGCCCTCGGCCTCGGCAATGCTCATTTGAACTTTAGGGCTTGATGCGGCGCGTGGGTCAATTTGTGGCTTTTGGACATTCATCATGCCATAAAAACTATCATCTGGTTTCATTTGCAAATCCTCGCGCTGATAAGGATTAGAACCAATTTGCGCCTGTCTTTGCATCACCGCATTACGTGAGGCTTCTACAGGGTTTTGATCTTGCCATTGTTGTGGCGTTAGCGGCGCTTCCATGTCCACAGGTGGGAAGTCCATGCCGCCAAACTGTCCCTGCTGGACAGGCCGCGCAGCTTCGCCCGCTGTATTTCCTTGTATTCTGTTTAAAATTGCCGCGTATGGGCTGTCTTGTGTCACCGCGCGGACATTGCCAAACTCATCAGGCTTATACTGTGTTTTGCTGCCATCCATAGCCGCAACCGTTTGCAAAGCTGCCATATCATCAGGGCTTAACTCCTGCCCTTTAAAATGACGAAACACCGCATCAGAAGCGAGGTTCTTAGGGTCATTCCTCTGGCTTTTTAATTTGTCGTGCAAGATTTGCTTTTTAAATAGGGCATCTTGCTTGCGCATATTGAACTCTTCCTCACTGCGCTTATACAAATCATTCTCGCGCGTGTAATCCGTGAAAGAGCGAAGCTTTGAAAATACGTTTGTGTCTGGCATTATCTGAATCCTAAGCTGTTAAAGATGTTGTCGTCCCCTGCCAAGAGCTGTGATAAGGCCGCATTCAGTGCATTGCTTCGTGTCGCTGTCGCATTCGCCCTAATATTGCCGACATTGTTATTAACGTTTGACAAAGCGCCAGCGGCATTCAAGCCCTGTCCGGACTGCCCTGAAAGCATATTATATGTCAGTCCCTGCGAATTTAAGTTTCGTCTGAAGGCATCATTAAATGTGGAGTCCGCAAGTCCTTGCGAGAACTGCTGCCCCTCTTTGAGCGCCGCACCTGAATACAAGCTACCCCGCGCCGATTGTGAGCGCCCTAGCGCTTTTTCGCCTTGCTGTAGCTGGAATTGATAGCCGGGGTCATTTTCCAAATCTTCGGGGTTAAACTGCCCGCCCAACTCGCCCGATGATAGCAACTCTGATAAGCGCCTGTTTGCCGCCGCGCCTGATTCATTGTATGGCGCAAACAAGGCTTGATTTGCATTTTGCTGTTCCAAAAGCATTTCTTCAATATCATCCGCCGCCCCTCGCTGTTGATATGCCGAGAATGCTGCGCCCGCTGGACGCAATAATGAGCTTAATTTCATACCGCCTGTTCCTTGTGTTCCTTGTGATAAACTACCGAGAAAGCCCGTTCCCTGTTGAGGCGGGCCGAATACGCCGTCTGGCATTTGTTGTTGAATGTTTCCCAGCCCGGGGACGTTACCGCCAGCCGATAGATAGCCACTACCACCGCCAAGCAAAGCCCCGATGCCCGCAGATTTAAAATCACCATTAGCAAGGCCACCTGACGCGCCCGTTAAAGCCCCTGTGAAGGCATTTGCGCCCGCACCTGATAATCCTATCCCAGACGCTATAGAGCCGCCAAAGCCCCCCGCAGCGCCGCCTAATGCCGCGCCTTTAAGAGCATCGCCTAAATCACCACCGCTTAGAAAAGAGCCTATCCCACCCTTTAAAGCGCCTGACAAAGCTGCTTTCGGCGCGAATGCCGATGAAAGACTACCTAAAAAAGATCCGCTTGCTCCAAGGCCAGATGACGCGCTCGATGCAAGAGCGCCACCCAAAGAGCCAGAGCCAGCCGCGCCGACCCCTGCCGTTGCGCCGCCAGCACTAACGCCAGTTGCTGTGCCTCCGAGAAGTGCGCCTCCTAATAACGCGCCCCCGCCCAACGCCATGACTGGCGCAGCCATTGTCAAAAATTTACTAAACCCGCTACGTTTATTTGCTTCCGCCCTTTGCTCATCCTGCGCCGCCTGTGCCATTGCCTGACCATTCGGAGATGCTAAAAAATTAGACCTATCCCAAGGGCTCGCCATATTGCTTGCAGGGTCAATCGTGATACTTGTTCCGCTGGACACACCATATCTAGGCTCTGCCCCGGGCGTTCCCGCAGGCACAGTTAATCGCGTGATAGGATCAAGATAATCAAAAAGAGGGTGTCCCTGCGCGTTCCTTAGTGGTGTGCCAAACTGATCCACACCATCTTGCGCTTGAATATTATTTGCCGACAAAAAAGCATTACTTCTGTTCATTTCCCAATTAGGGTCAACGGGACCTTGTATTGCCGCCATTTGGTCTGTTGCATAAAATCTTGACATTTTTATCTCGCTTCCGCTATTCCAATAATTGTCACCGGTACGCTCACGCTTGACCATGACGGCACATAAATTCTACTTGACCCCTCTTGGACAATACCCAAAGCACCGCCAAGATTTCCGCTCACACTTGCGCAAACGCCATTGCGCGTAACCGCAAGGGGGAAGTTATCGCAATATGTCGTACCCGCCGTTGCGCTTGTGTTTGAAGCAGGGACAATATGAATGGTGAAATAAACAAGCTGGCGTGAAATTTGATAATAACGCCCTGTAATTGATGGCGTCCCTGATATTCCCAGACTTACAAAAGTGGGTGTCCATGCCGTCCCTGTATCGCCGCGAAATGATTGGTCAAAAAAAAGCGTCCACGGTAATGTCGGGACGCCTTTACTATCTACAACCTGTTCTGTAACGGGCGGTGGGCTTAAACTCATTTTAAATAACTTCCGATAATTGCAATCTTCACAGGGGCGGTCGTACTTACTTTGAATGTGATGTCTTCACACGTTCCCAGTCTGCGAAAGCGAACCTTGTTTTTATATTCTCCTGCCTTGCCTATTGAGGCTGTCATGGAATTAGACCATGTCCGACCCAGATCACGGCTGATTTCCAGCGAGCATGTAGGGTTCATCCCTGCCCCTGACTGTGTACCAACGCCCGCCTCAAACCCAACCTCAAGCGCATTATATCGCTGTCTTTGGCTTTCGTTCGATAAGTGCGTATATGTCCGCTCGCGCAATATCTCCTCGCCTGCATCCGTATAGGCATCCATCCGCATCTCATAAAGCTTGCCATTGCGTCTATCGCCAACAATGTGTTTGCCAAATGCCACCATATGACCCGATGACAAGTGCGGCTCAATGCGCCCGTTATCATTTAAAAACCCGCGCTCGTGCCACTGTCCTGTTGTCAAATCAAGAACCAATGATGTTTTAAGGCCGCCGCCCGTGAGCATGTAGAATGTATGACCGTCTATTTGATACGTGATGGATTTGATATTTTCCAAATCTGTCGCGCTCTGTATCGCAAATTCAATCGCGTTGTTCGAAAGTCTTTCTGGGCTAAAGCCGCTTGCTCTATAAACAATCCCGTAACCAAATTTATCACGCCCAAGCCACATTACGGCGCCACTCACGGCCTCAACAGTGTGCGGCGCCAGAATACCAACCTCGATCTTTGCGCCCGCGATTCGCTCGAATGGGAATAGGCTTGACCCCGTGTTTGTCCATATCTCTGTCGTGCGCTCACCAAACAACCAAAGCTGACCAAGAGCATTATAAACACGAAGCAATTTATCAGGGGAGCTTTCAGCCGTAGCAAAATCAAGCGCCGCCCAATCTGTACCATCAGCAATATTAGAGATAAAAAATTGACCAGAATTAAGCTTGTTCACCACAAAATATTCATCAATAACCGTGAGCGTTCCCGCTTCTGGTAGATCAGTGTCAGTCACTCTTGCAAAGCTATTATCCGAGTACGTCAGCGTATAAACATTAACACCATCGCAAATTCCTAATTGCCCTGCGTTCTCTGCCATCGACACGTTGCCCGTGCTTTGATTGATTGTACCGCGTGATGTCGCATTGCCCGCCGCATCTATCTCATAAAGCGTAGAGCCTGAAACAACAAAGGCGCGACCGTTTGCCGCATAAAAGGCTTCACGAACAGGCCCCGCCCCTGTATCTGCAAAATCAATAAGCCCGGGCGTTCCATATAAGGCCGAAACCTCTTTTCCCTCTTGGTCAAGAACAGGAAATAGGTTAAGCGTTCTTTGAGCATTGAATGGAAGCGATCTGGCTTGGTATGATTGACCGACAAGCCCTATCTTCATGAAAAGTACCCCGTATAAATATCACGGCTTTGATTGCTGCTTTTCCAGTCCAAGCTTCTGTTTTTTGAAACCTGACGCTGTATAGCCGCTTTCGATTCCTTTGCAGCCATAGCTAATTCTTGCCCGACAGATACGCCATATTCGTTGGCAATCTCCATCGCGCCGTTTGAAATAATGGCACGTTTCCAGCCAGCGGGAAGACTGACCTCACCGCTAAGCGTTAAATTTTGTAACGGCTTTTCACTAACCACAAATAATCTGTAGGCAGATGACGGCACAGGATAAAGCCTGACAGTGCCTATCGGGAAACCGCCTGAATGATTCAAAACAGCCGGAATGCCCGTTGTGTTCTTTATTGTGATATCGGCAAAATCTTCATCAGATATCTCTTTAACTGGATAATCAATCGTCCCTTGCCGCACATAAGCGCTGATAATCTGCATGAACGGGGTCGTATTAAAATCTTGGCCAACGCCTACCGAATACTGCGCCGCGCCCGTAAGCGCAAAATCTTCGTGTGTTCTCTGAAACACCATCAAGGAATCATTCGCCCACGATTCCAGCATGTCGTTAATCGCTTCCAATGTGTCGTTGGCCTCATCAGCCGTTGGCGATTCGAGCGATGTAATAACACCTGCGCGGCGAAGCGCAGACGTTACTATTTTAAGACCAGTCATCATTATGCTGACGCCGCTTCTGCGATAAGCTCTTTAAGCTTTGCGCTTGAGATGTTGCCCGCAAATTCCAGCTCCAACTCATTCGCTCGTGCAATTAAAAGCTCGCGTTCTGTTGCTGGCTTTTCTGCGCCAGCGTCTTCCCAGCCCGCAGCCTTTAAAATCTCTGCGCGCGCATCATTTGCGCGAATCTGCTTAACATCATTATTTTTGGTAAAAGTAATCATTTTGTTTTCCTGATTGAAATTGAAAAAAAGGGGGCAACGAATGCGCCCCCTTCAATAATTTAGCTCGTTAAGCGGGCAGCCCAACGAGGACGTACTGGAACGATGCCGCCCAAGAAATCAAGGCGTGTCACCCAGCGGCGCTTCATCACATCAAAGTCACGGATTAGGGCAATGTTCATGCCGCTTTCTGTAACTTGTTCTGCAAATTCAGCATTTGTCGGCATTGCCAAAGGCACAGACAACACACGGAACGCCTCCTTGTGGAACATCAGTGATTGCGTGTAGGACGTATCAGCCGCACCAACAATGACGATGGCCGCTTCGTCCGCTGGCATCGCTGACACATTTTGCAATGAGCCGGATGTTGCTGAATAGACCTTCTCACCAAGCGTTAATTGTGCTTGACCAGATCCGCTGGCTGTCACATCCGCGCCTGTATGAACAAAGTGCTTCAAATAAGGCAAAGCCGCCTTTGTTTGAGGATGCACCGCATACACGCCCGCAATCGTAAAGACAGTGCCTTTAGTGATTGTGCCGGTCGTATTTGTTAGGCCATCAACACCAAGGGCTGTCATGCCTTCTGCAATCGCTGATACGGACGCTTCAACCGCCACGCCTGTAACATCAGTGCCGTTTGTGTGCGTATGGAGCAACTCGTTCTCAAGCCATGCAAAGCCGTTCGCATCACCAATATAGCCCTGCTCAAACTCTTTGCGTGTTTGTGTAAACAGGCCTTTGTTTGCGTTGACCGCACCGCGCATAACCGTTGAATCCATCAAGAAATAACGCTCTTTGTTTTTCGGGCAAAGATTTTTACTCAAGATTTCACGGCCTGCTAAAATAGTGTCAACATCAGCGACTGTAGAGCCAGCTGTTCCGACAATGTTTGCGGTGTGCTGTGTTGCTTCACGAATAAAGCGAGCCTCAACATTCGCGGCCATATCAGCAACGTATGTTTTGAAGAAACGCTCATACACTTTGCCGAGATCAATGTCATGCGCCAGCTCGTTTGATGTCAGCGTCAGGTTCATTGTCGCGCTTTTATCAAGGGTTAGATCAACTGAATCTTCCTTGATGTCTTGCAGGCTGCTTGTGATATCAAAGTTATCTTCAATCACCTCGCCTTGCGCTGGGATGCGAATTGAAACTTTACTGCCCGGCGAATGGCCAGACGCGTCAGCTTTAAATTCGCTTTTATCAACTTTGCGAGCCACTTTGAAAAAATGAACTTGATCGGCTAGATCAGCCGCCGCCATTTTCACCAGCTTTTTAGCATTGTCCTGGATGGTTTTGATTTGATTTGTCATTGCTACTTTCCTTTAAATTAAGATTTGACCCCATGTTTTTTCAAAAGCTCTTTACCGCTCAATTCCTCATCAGGAATCACGGACGAAGAGCCTTTAACGCCCGTCATAGGCGCAGGGGCATTTGTTGATTTTTGCTTTTGTGACTGGATCAGTTGCTGTCCTTGCAGTTCTGCACGGGCAATAGCCATTGCGGCTAAATGCGGGGGCATGGACGTTAAGGCTTCGAGCTGTCCACTCTTTGCGAGCGCATAAAACGCCGCTGGAGCGTCATCAGTGTCCAAAAAGGCTTTCTGTGTCGCTTCTGGTAGGTTGTCCATTACGTCTTCGTATTGAGCATGAAGGTGTGCGTAATCTGGCACCTCCTGCGCTGTTTTTTTGGCCTGCGTGTGCATGGATTGGGCGCGGCCGTTGTAATGAGTTTCCTCTTGTACCTGCCTGTAAATTTCTTCACGGCTTAGAGGCTTTTCTTCACTGGCCTGATTAGGCTGGCTTCCAAACTTGGCAACCGCCTTTAAATAATCTCCATAATTTTCAAAATCATCTTCCTGCGGCTCTTGTGGAGCAGGGTTTTTAAGCGCTTGGAAATCTGATTCCATCTTTTGGTAAGATGTTCTTAATTCTTGAATCTCCGATTGATATTTTGCCCGCTGTTGCTTTAAGCGATTGACAGCGTTCTCGGCTGTTTTAGGCCAAGGCGTAAAGGCTTCTTCTGGCTGCTCTTGAGGCGCTTCTTCTTGCCCCTCTGTAATGTCTTCGTTCTCTTGGGCTTCTACTGGCTGGTCTGTGGCTAGACTATCGTCCACCATTTGATCGACTGAATCGGTCATGTCGTTTTTTCTCCATAAAAAAAGCCCCCGAAACGGAGGCTGTGTGGTAAAGGGCTAGACGGATTGCCTAGATTGTGACGCGTGTCGCAATGTCGTTGGGCTGCATATTAAGCGCCGATGTTTCTACAGCAAGGCGGGCGCGGTCTAGCTGCTGTTGATCCTGCTTCACCCGAAGCTCTTCAAGCTTCACTTGCATGTCCATTTGTGACTTTTGCAGCTCATACTGTGCTTTCTCGCGGTCGATCTGCATCTGCATTGATTTGTCCTCAAGCTCGGCTTTCATCTGCGCCATTTGCTGTTGCATTTGCTGCATCATCTGCGCCATTTGTGCGGTCTGCGGGTCTTGCCCCTCATCCTCTGCAAATAATGACGGGTCCATAACTTTCTTCATTCTCTCCGCCATCATGTCCGCGCCCTCAATGTCTGAATTTTCAAACATTAAATCTCCCATAACCTCCATAAGCTGTGGGGAACGGGTAAATACATTCTCAAAGAATTTCGCGGCCTCTTGCCTGCGTGTTGTAAACGGCGCGCCTGTAACCACGCGCACATCGTAATCACCATCATTAAAGAAATAATCCCGCTCTTGCCCATCAACACGCGCCCCGTTGATGCCGATTTCTTTCGGGTTATCTTCACCATCCATAATGCGCGTAACGCGCGGTGTGTCGTAAATTTCCTTAAAAGCACAAACCAGCACTTTCCCAACATGCGTGATGGACTTCACCAAATTGTCAGAAAAATGGTATGTCGCCGTATCGCTTTCGGTCTTACGCGAATCAATCGCAACGCCTGACACTTCATTCGTTCTATCGCCAACACCTGCGCCATATATGCCTAAGGTTGCCCGAACGTCATCAGCCGCCATCATTGACGCTTGAATAACGCCCGTGGGCGGCATAGGTGGTGGAATTTGAATAGGAGCACCAACGGGAACACCGTTTAGCTCTATAGGCCTATAACGCAATACAGCCGCTTTGTCGGGGTTGGCGTAGTCTTCGAAATAATCATCAACTTGCCCTTCCGCTGCCATAAACTTGGCTTTGGGCTGCTTCATCAAAAGTTCTGTTTCCAGAGACTTCCAATAATTGAACATCTTTTGCGCTTGTTTTGATTTACGGATAAGTGAGTAAAGCCGGCGCTTACCATCGACAAAATCTTCTTCACCGTAAACAGGGATAAGAGGTATATATTTGCCGGGGAAAGTACCCTCTTCTAATATATCCTGACCTGATAAAACATAGCGGCGAACAATGCGCTGCTTTACGCTTCTTGTCTTGCCTTCCATGCCATCTTTAAAGTCAACCAAAGCACCATCAGAAAAAACCTTCTGAACCGTCTTTTCTTCAATTTTGAAATACTCACAGATTTGAATGGTGTCTTCGCCTTCAACTTCGCCACCCTCTTCCGAGCCGAACGAAACAGGCGTTTTGCCTTTGTATTTTTTCTTAAATTCTGCTGCGGATAGTGACTCAAGAACCCAGCCTTCCATCGCATCAGAGCCGTCAATCTCCATTGAATCAGCGTCCAAATAGCAAGAGAGCGGGTTTAAGACGCGCTTGATCTTCAGCTCTTGGTTCATTGTGCTGTCATTATCGTAATCGTGGTCAACCCGTATCCAGCCGAGCGAACACTTCACAGAGTTATTGATTGCCGCGTCATAAGCATTATCCGCATTCGATCGGTATTCAATATCACGGATTTTGCCTTTGATTTCGTCCGCTGTTTCCTTATCGCCGCCCGTGGCAGGGATAGGGTTAATAGACGGCGTATTCATCCGCGCATCGTTCGTGACCTGATGCACATACTGATTGAGCAAATCAATTTGAAGAACGGGACGGCCTGATTCCTGCCGCGCCGCGACATCCTTAGCATCCCAATGGCCAAACTCGTCATCACTCAAAAAACGAAGGTCATCGCGCGCGGATTCATAGATACAGGACGACCTCTTTTTTGTTTTAATGAAGCTCTCTTGAGCTAGTTTGACATCCATGATCCGCTTTGTATCTCTCTTGATAGGGGTTTTGGATGTCAAACTAGCTCAAGAGAGC